GGCCCTGGAGAAGCTTCCAGACGCGGAGGACGATGACTAGCCAGCACCCAGTCGAGAGCTACATGGCCGGGGTGCTCGACGGCACAGTGCCGACGTGCCAGCTCACGCGACAGGCGGTGCAGCGCCACATGGCCGACCTGGAGCATGGTCACGAGCGCGGCCTCTATTTTGAGAGGGCAGCGGCCGAGTACGTTCTGCGCTTTTTTGGGTTTTTGCGGCACAGCAAGGGCGAGTGGGCGGGCCAGCCATTCACGCCCACGCCGTGGCAGCAGTTCATTATCTGGGTGCTGTTCGGGTGGAAGCGCGCCGATGGCACGCGCCGCTTTCGCACGGCCTATATCGAGGTGCCGCGCAAAAACGGCAAAACCACGCTGATTGCGGGCATCGGGCTCTACCTGATGGAGGCCGACCGCGAGCCGGGCGCCGAGGTTTACTCGGCGGCCACCAAACGCGACCAGGCGCTTCTGGCTCACAGTGAGGCCACGCGCATGGTCAAACAATCGCCAGCGCTGCGCGGGCGGGTGCGGGTGTTCAAAAACAACCTGAACGACCCGGCCACGGCCAGCAAATACGAGCCGTTGGGCGCTGACGTGGATGGCATGGACGGCCTGAACGTCCATGCGGCCCTGATCGACGAGCTGCACGCGCACAAAACGCGCCAGATGGTGGACATATTGGACACAGCCACCGGCGCACGGCGGCAGCCGCTGATTATCGAGATCACCACGGCTGGCAGCGACCAGGCCAGCATCTGCCACGAGCACCACGAGTATTCGCGCCGGGTGCTGGGCGGCAACGTGCAGGACGATAGCTGGTTCACGTTTATCGCGACGTTGGACGATGGCGACGATTGGACTAACCCAGCCGTGTGGGCCAAGGCCAACCCAAACCTGGGCGTCTCGGTCAAAATGGACGATCTGCAGCGCAAGGCCGAGCGCGCCAAGCGGTTGCCTGCGGCCCAGAACATTTTCAGACGGTTGCACTTGAACGAGTGGACGCAACAGTCGAACCGCTGGATTGACCTGGCGTTGTGGGACGAGAACGCTGGCAGCCCGGACGAGGTCGCATTGGAGGGCTGCGAGTGCTATGGCGGTCTGGACCTCTCGGCCGTCTCCGACCTGACGGCGTGGGTGATGGTCTTTCCGCAGGCCGAGGATCCGGACACGGTCGACATTGTGGCGCGGTTCTGGTGCCCGGCGGCCAAGCTGAACGACGAGACCAACCGCTACATGGACCAGTACCGTGCCTGGGCCGCCCAGGGCTGGCTACAGACCACCGAGGGCGACGCCATCGACTATGGCGTGATCCGCCAGGCGGTGCTGGACGATGCGCAACGGTTCAACTTGCGCTCGCTGAACGTCGACCGGCTATTCCAGGGCTACCAGCTCTCGCAGGAGCTGGCCGACGAGGGCCTAGAGGTCTACGGCATGGGCCAGGGGTTCCTCTCGATGGCTGCGCCGATGAAAGAGCTCGAACGGCGACTGCTGGAGAAAAAGCTGCACCACGGGGGGAACCCCGTGCTGCGCTTTATGGCCGATAGCGTGGTGGTGAGCATGGACGCTGCGGGCAACCTCAAGCCCGACAAGGCCAAATCGCAGGCGCGCATCGACGGCATTGTGGGCCTGGTGATGGCCCTCGACCGCGCCATGCGGCGCGAGCCGCCCAAACGGTCGGTCTATGAGGATCGCGGCCTGGAGGTTGTCTAGTGTGGCAGCGCTATCCCTGCCTGCGGCAGGTCATCATCAACACCAAAACGGGCCACGCTTTCCGTGGCGTGCTCTGGCGCAGGCGCGGCGGCTATCTGGTGCTGCGGCAGGCAACGATGCTGCGCGAGCGCGGCGAGGTGACGCCGGTGGACGGTGAGTTGCTGGTCGAGGCGGCCAACGTGGATTTTATCCAGGTGGTGGGCTGATGGCATACGTCGAGAGCCTGGGCGCGATAACTGAGCTGGGCACGCGCTGGTCGCCAAATGCCACCTATGGCGGCTACCAGTCGCTGAACCTGTACAACGATCACTATTACACCTACGCGGCGATCTATGCGGCCCAGCCCAACGTGCGCACGTGCGTCGATTTCCTGGCGCGCAACGTGGCCCAGCTCGGCCTACACGTGTTCCGCCGCAACGGCGAGACCGACCGCGTGCGCCTGCGCGACCATCCGCTGGCGCTCCTGCTGGGCAAGCCGAACCCCTGGACCACCACCTATCGCCTGATCGAGGCGCTGATGGGCGACCTGGGGCTCTATTTCAATGCCTACTGGCTCAAGCTGCGCGCCAAGAGCGGCCAACTGACGCTGCTGCGCGTGCCGCCCGAGCTGGTGACGGTCCAGGGCGGCCTGGTGCCCACGCGCTACGACGTGGCGCTGGGCGGGCAATCGCGACAGTTCGCACCCGAGCAGATCGTGCACTTTCGCGGCTACAACCCGTCCAGCAGCACCGCGGGCCTCTCGCCGATGGAGACGCTGCGGCGCGTCCTGGCCGAGGAAATGGCCATGGGCCGCTACCGCGAGGGCTTTTGGACCAACGCTGCCCGCATGGGCGGCATCATCGAGCGGCCCAAAGACGCGCCCGAATGGAGCGCCCAGGCGCGCGAACGCTTTCGCGCCGAGTTCGCTGCCCTCCATAGCGAGGAGGCCAGCGCCGGTAACACGGCCATCCTCGAAGAGGGCATGACCTGGAAGCAGAGCACGTTCAGCGCCCAAGAGTCCGAGTACGTGGCCGGGCGCAAGCTGACGCGGGCCGAGTGTGCGCGGGCCTACCACATTCCGCTGCCGATGGTGGGCATCCTGGATAATGCCACGTTCTCGAATATCAAAGAGCAGCACCGCAACCTGTACCAGGACTGTTTGGGGCCCTGGCTGGTGATGCTGGAGCAGGACATCGAGCTGCAACTGCTGCCCGAGATGGCCGACAGCGCCGGGGTCTACTGCGAGTTCAACATCGCCGAGAAGCTGTCCGGCTCTTTCGAGGAGCAGACGACCGCCCTGCAGGCCAGCGTGGGCCGCGCCTGGATGACGCCCGACGAAGCCCGCGCGCGCATGAATCTGCCCAGCATGGGCGGCGATGCGGCCGAGCTGGGCACGCCCCTGAACGTGCTGATCGGCGGCCAGGCCAACCCGCAGGACAGCGGGCCGGACGGCGGCTATCTCTCTGCCGAACCGGACGGAGCCAAGGCGCGCCGTCGCCGTGCACAAGTGGATTCGACGCTGCCAGAGACGCGCGAGCGCCACGTCGAAAAGTGGCAGCGCGTGATGGAGCACACATTCAAGCGCCAGCGCGACGCCGTGCTGCCCAAGGTGCCAAAAAAGGCCAAGCCGGTGCTGGTGATCGACGAAATCTGGGACGCGGCGCGCTGGAACCGCGAGCTGGGCCTGGACTACTACCGACTCAATTACGCCACGGCCAGTGTGTGGGGCCAGTACATGGCCGACGAGGCGGGGATTGACTTTGACGCCTCCATGATGGACGCCTGGCTGCTGGAGAACTCGCGCATTGCGGCCGAGGAAATCAACGGCCATACACGCGACCTGATCGCGGCGGGTCTAGCTGCGGACGTGATCTGGGACGCCATCAGCAATGTGTTCGACGTGGCGCTCTCGCAACGGGCGCCCGAGCTGGCCCAGCGCGGGGTGACCACCGCCAGCGTATTTGGAGCCCAGGAGGGCGCACGCCAGGGCGGTCTGCGCACCAAGACCTGGAAAGTCAACTCGAAGAACCCGCGGCTAGAGCACAAGGCCATGGACGGCGAGACCGTAGGGATCGGCGAGCTGTTCTCCAATGGCATGAAATGGCCGGGCGATCCGGCCGGCGGCGCTGAAAACAACGCCAACTGTAATTGCTCGGTCATATTCTGGAGGTAGCCATGCTGCACAAAGCGTACAAGGCGCAGTTCAAGGCGGTGGACGAGGGCGCGGGCATCTTTGAGGCGCTCGTGGCCGTGTTCAACAACGTCGACCGTGGGGGCGACCGCATTTTGCCGGGCGCGTTCACGGCCAGCCTGGAGGATTGGGAGGCGCGCGGGCGCCCGATCCCCGTGATCTATTCCCACGAGTGGGACAATCTGGATGCCCACGTGGGCCAAGTGCTGGATGCCAAGGAGACGGACGAGGGGCTATGGGTGCAAGCGCAGCTCGAGATGGACGAGCCCTTTGCCCAGCGTGTCTACAAAAAGATGGTCAAGGGCACCATCGCCGAGTTCTCGTTTGCCTATGACGTGGTGGAGGCCAAAGAGGTTGGCGAAGCCGACCGCGCGGCGCCCAACCACGTGCAGGACCTGGTGCAGCTCGATCTGCTGGAGGTGGGTCCGTGCCTGGTGGGCATGAACCCCGAAACGCAAC